GCAGGGGGCCGCTCAGGGCCAGGCGGCAGAACACCCCATCGGCAGAGGGAAACGGATCCCGCGCCACCCGGTAGCGGCCTTCCTCCGTGATGACCAGATCGCCATAGCTGACCTGGCTGCCGAGACTGGCGAGGACCTGCAGGGTCTCCCCCCGCCAGGTCACCTCACCATCCAGGACCAGCTCGGACTGGTATGAGAGGACTCCGCGCCCTTCCACGCCGGCAACGGTGACGGCCTGGCCGGGCTCCAGGAGAAAAGCGAGGTTTTCCCCTGTGGAGAACATCAGCCCTTGGCCCCGCCGCTGGGCCTCTTGGTGTCTGCAGGCTCCTGCTCGGTGGCAGCGCCTGCGGAGACAAGCTGGGCGGCTTGCTCGGTGGTGAGGCCAGGGATCTCCTGGCCTTCGGTGTAGACGTTGCCGTCGTGATGGACGGTGGAGGTTGCGGTGATCATGGCTTAGGCGATGATGTTTTGCAGGAAGTAGCCAACATCATTGGCGCAGATGATGGGCTTTTTGGTTTCAGCAACTCGTTGATAATGACAGCCCAACTTGCCAATCTTTGGCTCAAACCCAACCAACGCGTCCCGGGTCCCCAATTCGGCAAGAAAGCCAAAGGTGATGGCTTGGCCGATAGGGGATACGACGTTGGGGTTGATGTGAAGCATCGCCATGTGCTTACCCCAGCAGCGAGAGAGGCTGGGGGCCTCGCCAAAGCCGGCGGTATTCACTTGAGCTTCCCCTACCACGATGCGCTCAACCTCAAACAAATCGGCCAATTGTTGATTAGTTGCTCTTGGACCTGCGGAGTTCGTGGTTCCACTGTTTCCCGTGCCAGTCGTCGCGACCATGGCGGTGATTTGAGGATGCTTGCGCAGCGCAACGATCCCAGGCCTATTCAAAACCAACACATTGGGACGCATCACAACGCTTTCAAGAGCGTTCATGATGGTGTCGAATGGCGTTGAACTGGCGTGGCTGAACTGATCAGTGCCTGACAACGTCGCGCGATTTGCCGAAGGATAGGTGTTGAGATTGAAAACCTTATCGGCAACGAGCTTTTCGTGACGAAGCAAAAGCAGCTCCGTAAGCATCAGGGCGTTGCCATCCAGAGGGTTGTAGCCAATAAGCGCACCCTCTTGAACGTCTACCTCTGGCGTGTCACAGGCAAGACCATGATCCTCGACCATGGCAGTTTCCCTTGTGACACCAAACTCAACCTTGTTGGCCTCCCCCTTTCTACCCATAATGGTGTCGGGAACGGTGAAACGATCCGCAAGCGGGAATCTGTTCCAGCTGAATTGATATGCTCCAACCGGAACCCTAGGCAGAACTTCATCTGCAATGAGCTTGATTCGTGGGTTGGTATAGGCCAGGCTGATCCCAGTCCTCTGAGGATCAGGCCGATAGGAGGGGGTGGTGATACTCATTGGTCAGGAATCGAAGGGGGAAATAAGATCAGGCAGCGCCTTGGATGACGCCAGGGCGGACAAAAATGCTGATGACGCCACCAGACACGCCGCTTTGGGTTGCCTGGCCCACGTAATAGGCGTTCACGCCTGCAGCCGGGGCAGCCACAACGGCCTTGCCGTTGGAGTCCGCAGTGACATACTGCCCACGAGTCACGGTGCCGCCACAGTCCACGTAGGCGTCGCCATGCCTGATGACATCTGCCCGGTAGTATTCACTGCCGGAAGGTGCAGGAATATCCCCCGCACTGTCGGAAACCCCAATCAGCAGATCCGTGGATGCTGCAGCCTGGATGACAAGCTCATCAGCGGAGCCAAACTTCAGGATCCGACGCTTGGCAATCGCAGCGCCAGCATTGCGGGTGACGATGTCCTGGCTTTGAATGCGTCCAGCCATGGGTCAAGCTCCGTAGAGGGATTTTCTGGCCTCTGCAGCAGCTGCCAGGGTGTTGATAGAGGGATTCTCGGCCTGGATCTGGCGGATGCGCTTGGCCAGCTCCTGGGGGTCGATCGAATCGGGATCCTTGGCCTTGGCCTCCTCCTGACTCGTGGGCGCAGCAACAAACCCCACCGGTGGCACAACCCCGGCAGCGTTCACAGCTGCGGCGGTCTTGGCCTCCTCCCGGACGGCGGCGCAGACCGCATGAGCGGCGTCGTCGGCGCTGGAGCCATCGGCCACCAGCTGCTCAGTGAGCGACTCGAAGCCGGGAGGCACGACGGCGCGGATTGCGGCCACTCGCTCGCGCTCGCGCTGTGCTCCGGCGGCAGACGCGGCGGCCAGGGCTGCCTCATGCTCGGCGCCCAGCCGAAGGCGCTCTTGCGCGGCGCCCTCCGCCCTAAGAGCAGCGGCGCCCTCGGGGTTTTCGGCGGCCCATTGGGCCACGCGTTCTTTGAAATCATCCGCCATGGGCGCCATGGTATTGGTTGCCCGCATTCTGACACAGTGATGTGTTAAACGCGGCGCCACTTCGCCCGATCGGCCACCTCGGCCACCAGGTCATCCAGGGTCGAAACGCCATCAGCCAGGCCCGCATCGATGGCCTGCTGGCCGATGAAGACTCGACCATCGGCCATGTCGCTTAGGACCCGCTCAACAGTGGTCCCACGCTGGCGAGCCACATCCCCGACGAACACGGAATAGATCTGGTCAACCCTGTCCTGGAGCACCGCGCGGTCGGGATCAGAGAGGGGCCCGTTGTCGCTGCCGACATTCTTAAATTTTCCCGCCACGATCTCGGTGTCGATAATCCCTGCCGCTGCCTTGGCCTGGCTGGTGTCTCGCTGGCGCATGATCACCCCGATTGAGCCGACCTGATCCGTGCCGGACGACAGGTAGATCTGTTCCGCAGCCGAGCCAACCCAGTAGGCCGCTGATGCCATCGTGCCCTCTGCCAGGGCGAGAACCGGCTTGCGCTGCCTTGCTGCCATCACAGCCGCTGCCGCCGGCTGCGTGCCCGCCACGGCGCCGCCGGGGGAGTCCACCTGCATCACGATGCCACGGATTTTCGGATCCGCTGCCGCCGCCTTCACGTCCCGCACGAGCAGCTCCGAGCTGACCCCACCAGACACATCGGCCATCAGGTTCATCCGGGGGCTCATCGTGCCCATCACGGGGATCACTGCAACCCCGTTCCGCACCTCGTAGCCACCTACGGGTCCGGGCAGCGCCTCCCCCCTGCGAGCCTCCAGTTCCTGCAGATCCACGCGTTCACCTCGCGCCCAGGCCTCCACCAAGTGATGGATGGTCGCATGGTGCTCAGGGAGGCACGCCCACGGAGCATCGAGAGCATGAAGGAGGAGGTGGTGTCTCATGGGTTTGCGTCTGAGTTGTCCTGCTGTTGATCTTGTCCCTGATCCTGCTGCTGATCCTGCGCGGGTGCGTCTGCGACCTTGGCGCCAAGCGGGGGCAGCCCGTCCCTGCGCCGTGCCTCGGCAGCGCGAACTCGCAGCCTGTGACGCGTCCGCCAGTCGCCGCCGTCGAATTTGACCGCCTCCTCCTGCTCTGATGTGATGTTCTGCGCCAGCAACACGGCGGCCTGTGCCTCTTGAAGGGGATTGAGGCTGCTGGGGCCCATGCCCGTCCAGTTAGCGATGCTCCAAGCATGGCGGATGAAGGGATCACGGAAAAATCCAGGTGCCTGGATGATTCCATCCCCAACAGAATCAAACAGCCAGGCCTGATAGATCGGGTTACAAATCTGAACCTCGTCAGAAGCCCTGTCGATATAGATCGACTGCCACAGTTGCTGAAGAGCAGCTCGGGCAGCGGTGTAAGACGACTTAAAAAGGCCTGTGATCACCTCCATCGGTTCATTCAGACCCATGCCAAGTTGGATATAGAAGTCTTCAACAAACTGGCCAAAGTTTGGATTTGGCCTTCCTGGGGTGGGGCTGACAACGGATTCGCCAGGGAACAGGTTCAGAAGCTTTCCAGAATCAAGAGAAGTAGCGTCTGCCCTTGCCTTCATTGCATGCGTGATATATTCCTCTTGCTCGGCAGGATTCTGGAATAGTTCCTTGAAGCTGTCGGGCGACATCGTGGCAAAAATTGCCAACGCCGCAGAATTGACCGCAGCCTCAAGCTCTGCTTCGCTATAACGCGTGACGCTTTTTAGGATTGAGGCAACAACAGAGAGGGCAGGCATCCCCCGCGTCTGGCCTGGCCGCTCCATCTTTTTGGCGTGGATAATGTTCCGCCTTCCGTTGGGAGCAAAAATGGGAATTTCCCTCCATGTTCGAGTTATTTGCGCCGAAACATGGCGGTTTGGATGATGATCTGCTACAAAAATAGATACAATCTCACCGTCTGTCTTTCGTCTGATACCTTCGTAAATCTCGTTTGTGTTTGCGGTTGCTTTTTCGTTGCAGACTCTATCGGCTTCAATTAACTGAATTGCAGTCTTAAATGGCCAATTTGGCCGATCTTTTTGCGTGATAACTGCAAACACATCACCCGATAATGCCCTGGACTTGGCGATTAGCTGTTGCAGCTCGTAGAAACATTGGTCACCTTCAACACTTGCAAAGGCTGAGGATGCCCACATATTGAATCTTTTCTCTGTACGATCCTGCCATTCTTCCGCTTGTTCATCCGTCAGCCTTAATTCATCCGCGTCGATTGTGCTCTGCAGGCGTAGGCCTGTGCCGACCCGGTACTCCACGCCCTTTTGGATCGCCGCGCGGGCTGGTGGGGATTCGTCATAGAGCGCACGGCTGGCCGCCCGCTTGTCGTCGCGTTCCCATTGCTGGCCGGTGTCCGCGTCCCAAAGCTGCGGCGCCCAGTTGGCGAATGCGGCACGCCTGGCCATTTGGCTCGTGCCAAGCGCTGCCTGTGGCTCAACCCCACCAGAGGGGAGATCAGCGGCAACCGCAGGCACAGGCTGAGGTTGTGGCCGTGTTTTGGTGGACTTCTTCCCCATCACCACCTCGGAGACAATGATGTGGAGCGCCGGCCCGGCATCAGCCCCTCGCGCTGTAGAGCCACCTCTAGGTCGTGCTCAAGGC